CCGACTGGCAACCGCTTTACGACCGGCGCGAGGATTACCCGATCGGTACTGTCCCGCGCGGCGGCCTGTTCCTCACCGCCGGCGCGGACGTCCAACGGGACCGCATTGAAGTTGAAGTGGTGGCGTGGGGGCGTGGCAAGGAATCCTGGTCGGTCGATTACCGCGTGCTGATGGGCGACACGGCGCAGGCCGATGTCTGGCGGCAGCTCGATACGCTGCTCGATGAGGAATTCCCGCACTCGAGCGGCTTGCGGCTGCCGATCCGGGTGCTGTGCGTCGATTCGGGCTTCAACCCGCGCATCACGTATGACTGGGTCCGGCAGCATCCGCAAGCCTCCTGGGGCCCCGCCGGCGCGCGGGCCGCTCATCCGAAGACCGCCGTGGCGATCAAGGGCACGGCGCGCACGGATCGGCTGATTCTGGGCGCCTCGCCGGTGGACGCAAGCCGGCGGCGCGGGACGCGCCTGTGGATGCTGGGGACGCCCGTGGCGAAGTCGGAACTCTACAGCCGGCTGCGCCTCGTGCCGCCGACAGAAGAAAGCGGCGAGCAATTTCCGGCGGGCTACTGCCACTTCCCGCGCTACGAGGAAGAGTACTTCCGGCAGTTGACCGCCGAGAGCCTGGTCAAGGGCCACTGGGTGGTTGCGCCCAACCGCCGCAACGAGGCGCTCGACTGCCGGGTGTATGCGCGCGCGGCCGCGTCAATTTACGGCATCGACCGCTTCACGGAGAAGCACTGGCGGGAGCTCGAGGCGCTGCTGCCAGCGCCTGCCGCCCAACCGGAACCGGCGGCCGCGCCGCACCCGCGCCGCGTGCGCCGAGTGACGGTCCGTTCGAAGTGGATGCAGAACTGACGTGGCCTACTCGCAGACTCAACTCGAAGCGCTGGAGGCGGCGCTGGCCAGCGGCATGCTGCGCGTGTCGTTTGAAGGCCGCAGCGTCGAGTACCGGAGCGTGGAAGAGCTCAAGAAGGCGATCGCCGAGGTGAAAGCCGCCCTGGCGGCGGCGGACCCGGCGCGGCCGCGCTCGCGCGTGATCCGGACCCACACGGCCAAAGGTTTCTGATGGGCTACTGGCGGAATCTTGTGCGGGCGGCACTTGGCCCGCCGCTGCGTGCGCTGGCCGGTTACGAGGCCGCCGCCACAACGCGCCGCACGCTGGGCTGGAATCCGGCAAACGAGGGCATCAATGCTCTGGTGGCCGGCGGCGGCGACGCGCTGCGGGCGCGCTCGCGCGACATGGTGCGCCGCAACGCCTGGGCGAGCAACGCAGTGGAAAGCTTCGTCGGCAACGCCGTCGGCACGGGCATCAAGCCGCAGGCCAAGCACCCGGACCCGGCGGTGAAGCGCCGGTTGCAGGAACTTTGGCTGCGCTGGACGGACGAGGCAGACGCCGCCGGGCTCACCGATTTCTACGGGCTCCAGTCCTTGGTCTGCCGCTCGACGATCGAAGGGGGCGAGTGCCTGGTGCGCCTTCGCGACCGCCGGCCCGAAGACGGCTTGACGGTGCCGTTGCAGCTTCAACTGCTGGAAGCCGAGCACCTGCCGACTGCGAAGAACGAGAATCTGCCCAACGGCCACGTCATCCGCGCCGGGATCGAGTTCGACAAGATCGGCCGCCGCGTGGCCTATCACTTATACCGCGAGCATCCGGGCGAGAAGCTCATGTTCTTCAACGCCGGCGAGACGACGCGTGTGCCGGCGGAGTCGGTGCTGCACATCTACAAGCCGCTCCGTCCGGGCCAGCACCGCGGCCAGCCGTGGCTCACGCAGGTGCTCGTCAAACTTCATGAGCTCGACCAGTACGACGACGCCGAGCTGGTCCGCAAGAAGCTGGCGGCGATGTTTGCGGCCTTCATCACCGAGAACAATCCCGAGGATCCGGTGATCGGTAGCAAGCCAGGCGAGGGCGAGACGGATGCGGGCGGCGTACCACTGGCCGGCATCGAGCCCGGGTCGATGGTGAAGCTGCTGCCGGGTGAGGACGTGAAGTTTACCGAGCCGGGCGACGTGGGCGGCATGTACACCGAGTTCATGCGCGTGCAGTTGCGCGCCATCGCGGCGGGCCTCGGAATCACATACGAGCAACTCACCGGAGACCTCGAGCGCGTGAACTACTCCTCGATCCGCGCCGGTCTGCTTGAATTCCGCCGCCGCTGCGAGCAGTTCCAGCACCAGGTGATGGTCTATCAGTTTTGCCGCCCGGTGTGGCAGGCCTGGATCGAGGCCGCTGTACTGGCCGGCGCGATCGACGCGCGCGACTTCGCTCGGGCTCCCGAGAGCTACCGTGACGTCGAGTGGCGGCCGCCGTCCTGGGCCTGGGTCGATCCGCTCAAGGACATGAACGCCGAGGTCACAGCCGTGCGCGCGGGCTTCAAGCCACGCAGCGCCGTCATCAACGAGATGGGCTACGACGAAGAGGACGTTGACCGGCAGGCGGCGGCCGACAACGCGCGCGCCGACTCTCTCGGCCTGACCTTTGACTCCGATCCGCGCAAGACCACAAGCAACGGGCAGAGGGTGGCGGAGCCGGCCCCTGTGAACGAGACCCCATGACGAATCTCCCGCACATTGCTTCGCGCGTGTTCCACACGCCGCTGATGATCGACTCGAAGAAGCTGGCGGCGATCCTGGCCGTGCTCGCGCCGCGCTTGGGGCTGGAGCCGCCCGCGGTCGAAGCGGCGCTGTTCAGTGAACAGCGTTCCCGCAAACCGTACGCTGTGACGAACGCCGGCGTCGCCGTGATCGAAGTCTCAGGCAGCCTCGTCAATCGAGCCTCGGGAATGGAGGCGCAGTCGGGGCTCACCTCGTATGAGCAGTTGGGCAACGAAATCCTCGACGCCGCCACCGACCCGCAGGTCCGAGGGATCCTGCTGCGATTTGACAGCTATGGCGGCGAGGCCAACGGCGCCTGGGACGTGGCCAGCCTGATCGAAGAGGCCGCGCGCATGAAACCCGTCTGGGCCTCGGTCGACGACTGGGCGCTGAGCGCCGGGTATCTGCTGGCCTCGGCGACGGACCGCATCTGGGTCACCCGCACGGGCGGCGTCGGCTCGGTGGGCATCATCGCAATGCACCTCGACCAGAGCGGCTTCGACGCGGCCAACGGGCTGCGCTACACGACCATCTTTGCCGGCGAACGCAAGAACGACTTCAATCCGCATGAGCCGCTGTCGACGGAAGCGCGCGACGTGCTTGTGGCCGAGGTCAACCGGCTCTACGGCATGTTTGTCGATGCCGTCGCGCGCCGCCGAAGCCTGAGCGCCGACGATGTGCGCTCGACCGAAGCCGGCATCCTCTACGGCGAGGACAGCGTCGCCCGAGGCTTCGCCGACCGCGTGGGCACGTTCCGCGACGCCCTCGCCGCCATGACCGAGTCTTTGTCCAAACCCAAATTCGTAAAAGGAGGCACCCCAGTGTCTGAAACTACCCAGGCGGCTACGAGCCCGCCCGTTCCCGATCTGGCCGCAATCGAGGCCGAAGCCCGCCAGCAGGGCTACGCCGAGGCGGCCGAGATCGTCGTGCTGTGCACCATCGCCGGCCGGACGTCTCTGGCCAGCGACTACATCACCCGCCGTCTCTCGGCAGCCGAGGTCCGCAAGGAGCTGCTCGCGCTGCGGGCCGAGGCGGACACGGAAGAGATCCGGTCCCATGTGCTGCCGGAAGCGAGCACTGCGGCCAGGCAGAATCTCGACGAAAACCCGGTCGTCAAGGCCTGCCTGGCCCTGGCCGGAGCGAAAGGAGCGAAGTAAGCGATGCCTGTCCAAACCGAATCGAACTACTTGGGCGACTGGCTCAAGTTTGAGGAGGACAACCTCTATAGCCGCGACGAGGTCACCGTCGCCAGCGGCCAGAATCTGGCGACCGGCACGGTGGTCGGCGTCATCACCGCCAGCGGGAAAGTGACGCAACTCGCGCCGGCCGCAAACGACGGCTCCGAGAACGCAGCCGGAGTCCTGCTGAATGCCGTCGACGCAACCGCCGGCGACCAGCCGGGCGTGATCGTTGCCCGCCATGCCATCTGCTCGGACAAGGGCCTGACTTGGCCTGCGTCGATCACCGCGCCGCAGAGGGCCGCCGCCATCAGCCAACTCAAAACCCTGGGCA